AGTTTTACAAAAACCAGGTGGAGAATATATTGCATCTGATAATAAAATTGCAAACTTTGATATGGTTGCTTATGGATTTGCTGGAGCTCGTTACGAAATGTCAGCAAGACTTTCAGTTCAGGATTCACCAAATTCTGGTGGAGTAGTTGTTTCAGCTATTCGTTTCTGTAAGGTAGCTTCTGAAATGGGTATTGTAGGTTTCCTAAGAGGTCCATCAGCTTGGACACAAAAGACACCACCTGTTCAACTTAAAACTGAAGATGCTAAGTTCGAATGTGATGCTTTAGCAAGACGTGTAATTACTCCAATGACTGAACCTCAGTTAAAAGAGAATCGTCCAAAAGCTAAAGATCTTCCACACACTTTCCAATCTGCAGAGAATGATTATGTCTAAGGTATTAGTTAATACATTTGATATTGATGGTGTGATCTATTTTGGAGAAGAGCATTATGGCGTAAGACCTTGTGATATGGATATTATTATCACAGGGCGGTCGTTCGAACAAAGAGAAGAAACAGAAAAAATGTTAGAATCTCGTGGCATATATAATAGAGTAATGTATAATCCATTAAAAAGATCAGATCCTGAATATAGTAGAGAAGCTTCTGGTAAACATAAAGCTGAAACTATTAAAGAACTTGAAGAAAGACATGATTATACAATTGGAATGCATTTTGAAGATGACCCAATTCAAATTAATGAAATTAAAAAGGTTCATCCAAATTTAAATATAATTCATTTAGTTCGTGAAAGTGAGGAACATGTCAAGTACTAATTTATGGAAATACGTAGACCAATCTGTAGCAGATGATATCTCTTACTTTTGGTCTCGTGTTATTGAAGGATTTGATTACCGAGCTGGTTTATCTGAATCTTTTAATAGTGATGATCCTGCTATACAATGGAATACTGAATACTTTGGTCCTAATGTAACTATGGATGATCGTCTTCGATATATTGCAACAAACATATCTACAAATAAAGAAATGTCTGAAAAGAATAGAGTTCTTAATTTTTTAATTACTCACTTCTATGGAGGTAGAGACTGCCATAGAGTTCTTAATGCTGAATTAGATCCAAGAAAAGCTTATACTGATTTTGAACGAGCTTTAATCGATCCAGAATACGTAAGTCAAATTAGATCTAATTTAGATAGAGCCAAAGGATTAGGATATTCCATTTGGTCAAAGACTGAACTTCATACTTCACTTATGGGAGCATCAAATAAATTTGCAAAACAAAAATACGGATTTGATACTCATGCAGTCAATATGATTGTTTGGTTATCTGATTGGTTAGTAGATGGTACTGTTGATAGAATTCTTAATTGTACTACTTTAAAAGAGTGCGTTGAAATATTACTTTCAAAAGAAGGAATAGGTCCTTACTATGGATATCATGGAGCTACTGACCAATCAACTAATCCTAATTTACCATTTAATCATGATGAAGCTTTTGTAGTACCTGGTCCTGGATGCCAGCTGACTCTTAAAATGTTATTTCCAAAATTAACTAATAGAGAATGCTCGCCTGGTAATCAAGTTGTCTGGGTAAGAGAAAACCAAGAAAAATTATTTGGTAAAATTAAATTTAATGAGTTTTGGCATAATGTTATTGTTGAAGACAAACAAGTATATACATTTCCACAAAACGAATTAATGTGCTATACGGCTGAAGTAGCTTTATGCCAATATGGTGTTTACTGTGATATGAAAAAAAATACATCACGTATTGCAAAAAGACAAATTGCTGAAACTGATGTTACATCTATAGTAAAAAGCTTACAAACACAGCCATCATCAATAGAAGAATTTTTAATATGAAAAATATAATTAACTGCCCATTTATACCTATTGCTAAAAGAGCAGCTTCTCATAGAGGAGCTCAAGGTGTAATATATGGCGATATGATTAAGGAGAAATATGGACACTGCGATATCAATTACGGTGGAGAAATTGAAGACCACAACAATTATGATGCTCTTTGGGTTTATCATGGGAATGACTGGTCTGGTGGCATTAATATGTTTGGTGGCGTCTATGGTTTTCCATACGTTAAAAACACTGTTAACTTTTCTAAGTTCAAAGGTAAAGTTTATTCAATTGGAATGGATTTTCCACCATACCACCAAATGGTTCAATCAAAACTTGAATCAGCTAAAAAGGATGTACAACCAGAATGGAATGAGGTCGATCTCGAAAATCTTGAACGTATGTTCGAAGAAGCTGAACGAGTCGATTACCCGAATCAAACAAAAAAACTGGTAGTAGGAGATTCTCATTCAATCTGTATGTATAGGCCAGGTTGGACTGTGAATAGTGTTCCGTTTAAAACTTTAAATGGAGCATTGAACGAAGGTCTTAAATCATTTATCAATATAGAAACTGAGGCATCAGTAGAATTCTATTTTGGTAATATTGATATAAGACATCATGTATGTAGATTAGAAGGCGGTTGGGAGAAGAACGTAAAAGATCTTGCTGAACGATATGTCGAGGAGGTGAAGAACTTATCTGTTCCAGGTCGTATATACGAACTTCTACCAATCGAAAATGAATCACGAAAGATTCCTAAATCAGGATTCTATAATGGTAAACCTTTTAATGGTACATGGGAAGAGCGTAATAACGCTCGAAAATTATTTAATGAAATTATTCATGATTCCGGATTAGGTATTCAATGGACTAAATATTTGTTAAATAAAAAAGGTGAACTTGATTTTGACTACATGGAAAAGCCACAATCAATTCATCTATCAAGAGAGTACTATCCATATTGGAATGGTATGGAAGCAACTAATACACTTGAGGACTTTTTTTAATATGAATACATGGGCAAGCATAGTTCCATTGATTGGTGGTGAAACCATTGCAATGGAAAATATATTTAAAACAAAACCAAAATATTTTCTAACGTTTGATGGATTTCAAGCTAATGAAGAACACTTACTGAATTATTATAATAATGAAATTCCGTATATTAATTTATCGAAAGGTGAAAAACATACTGAAGGAGTTGATGTAGTAAATACAGTATGCCCATGCGCAGGATTAAGTTCGCTAAGTCCACAAGCTGCAAGTAATAGTCCAATGAATGATTGGATGATTAAATCAGCAGAATATGTTCTTACTGAAGTTAAGCCAAAAGTGTTTTGGGGAGAAAATGCTCCAAGATTAGCATCCAAAATGGGTGAACCAGTTGTTAGAAGATTACGAAAAATTGCTGAAGCTAATGGATATACATTTAGTATATTTAAAACTAAATCTCTATTGCATGGATTAAGCCAAGTAAGAGATCGTACTTTTTACTTCTTTTGGAAAGGAGATCAAGTACCAATGTTTGAATACATTGATAGAAAACCATCGCTTATTGCTGATGATATACGTTCGATTAAACGTGATCCAAATGATCCTATGAGTGTATTAACCAATGATAAGATTCCTTCAGAAGAACCATATTATAAGTATATTTTAGAAGAATTAGAAGGTGGAATTACTCATTCAGAGTTTGTTTCTAAACTAGACAAATCAGTAGGTCTACAGGATTATATTGAAGAAAGAACAAATTATAAAGTTGTAGCTAAATGGATGAGAGAAAAGGGATATGATGTCGTAGCAAAAAAATGTGATAGACAATACCATAAACTCAAAGCGGGTGGCAATATTATGAGAAAAGGGATTGAAATTCCTAAAGATAAAATAGGAGCTTTTGTTGGCCATATGCCTACTAACCTTACTCATCCAGACGAAGACAGATTTTTAACCGTACGTGAAGCTTTATCAATTATGAAACTTCCAAATGATTTCGAACTTTTAAATCCTAAAAGATCTCTTAATCATATTTGTCAAAATGTACCAGTGACAACTGCTGAACATCCAGCATCTATGGTTAAAAAGTATTTAGAAGGTCGATTAGACTTAATAGATACTGATTTTATGGTACAAGATAACAAAAAGAAAACCTATGAATATGAAAAAAGTCCTTTACAATTGGACCAATTTATGTTATAATAGATATATTAACAAATGGAGAACTTATGTTAAATGTAAATACGAAATTTCCAGGATTCCATCTTAACGGTGTAAATTCTGAAAATCAAATGGTACAAGTAAAGTCAGATGATCTGACTGGATCTTGGGCTGTAATTTACTTCTATCCGAAAGACTTTACTTTTATATGTCCAACTGAAATTGCAGATATGGATAAACTAAATGATGAAGCTATTGTGATGGGAGTTTCCGGTGATAATGAGTTTTGTAAACTTAACTGGAAAATGTCTAATGAACTTATTGGTTCAATTAAACATACACTAGCAGCAGATTGTGGATTATTATTAGCTAATGAATGCGAAGTAATTAATAATCAAGAGTGGGTAGCTGAAAGAGCTACATTTATTATTGACCCTGAAGGTATCATTCAACATGTATCAATGAATGCTATCGATACTGGAAGAAACGTCAATGAATTATTAAGAACAATACAGGCTCTTAAAGCAGGTGGTTTGACTGGCTGTGGATGGGAACCGGGAGATCAATTCGTTGCCTAGTATAGATTTAAGGCCAAGGCCAAATAAAAACAAAAGAGATAAAAGACCACCAAGGGAAATGCCCTTTGATGTTGCTTTAAGAAAGTTTAAAAAAGCTTGTGAAAGAGCTGGCATTGTTCAAGAAGTTAGGCGTAGAGAATTTTATGAAAAGCCAAGCGCTAAACGTAAAAGGAAAAAAGCCGAAGGTATTGCTAGATGGAGAAGGCAAGAACGTTCAATGCAATTAGGACCAGATAGGTCTAGGAGAAGAAAATAATGTCTATAATGGATAAACTTAAAAAGAATTCTAAAATCAAAACAACAGAAGTGTTGCAAGATTCGGTATTCTTTCAAGAAAAGGATATAGTAACAACTGAAGTTCCTATGATTAATGTAGCTTTATCAGGCGATCCTGACGGCGGGTTATCAAGTGGACTAACAGTTTTGGCTGGTCCAAGTAAACACTTTAAAACATCATTTGCTTTACTTATGGCAAGTGCATATCTTAAAGAACATGAAGATGCAGTATTACTTTTTTATGATTCTGAATTTGGTTCACCACAATCATACTTTGAATCATTTGGAATCGATCCTACTAGAGTATTACATACACCAATTACTGATGTTGAACAACTTAAATTTGATTTAGTTGGTCAATTAGATAATCTTGATCGTGGTGATAAAGTTTGTATTGTAATTGATTCAATTGGTAACTTAGCTTCTAAGAAAGAATTGGAAGATGCTCTTAATGAAAAGGGTGTTGCTGATATGTCAAGAGCTAAAGCTTTAAAGGGATTGTTTAGAATGGTTACTCCTTATCTAACTATGAAGAACATCCCTTTACTTGCTGTTAACCATACATATCAAGAGATTGGATTATTTCCAAAGGCTATTGTTTCAGGTGGAACAGGTATCTATTACTCTGCAGATAACATTTGGATTATTGGTAGAAAGCAAGAAAAGCAAGGTACTGAAATCAAAGGTTATCACTTTGTAATCAATGTAGAGAAATCAAGGTTTGTTAGAGAAAAATCTAAAGTGCCAATCTCAGTTACTTGGGAAGGTGGTATTGAAACTTATTCTGGTTTATTGGATGTTGCTTTGGCTGGTAATTATGTCGCTAAGCCTTCCAATGGTTGGTATTGTCATGTTGACAAAGAAACTGGAGAATTACTAGATCCAAAAGTAAGGGCAAAAGATACTCTTACTAAAGAGTTTTGGGACCCAATTATGACTGGAACAGACTTTAAAAAGTTTATTAAAGGTCATTACCAAATTGGTCATAAACCATTACTAGAAGTTGAATTGGACTTAAATGATGAGTAAACAACAAGTCATAAACAGAAATGATTATAAGTTCATAGAATCCAATGAGGAAGATTGGTATGCTGTTGAACTTTTAACTGGAAAATGGAAGGGTATCAGGTATATATATGGTACTGTTTCTATAAAAGAATCAGTAGAGTTAGGTTATGCTACTCTTTCATTTTCTTATAATGTAGTTGACTCAAAAGGTTATGAAGAAGATGACCTTTTAAATGATATAAATTTTAAGAATTATCTTGGTGGTGTGTTACAACATGCTATTGAGGATTCACTAGATAATGGAGCCCATATTGGAAATATCAAATCAAATCCCGACACAAATACTGAACCATCTAATCAATGATGAACAATATTGTCGTAGAGTAATACCTTTTCTAAAGAAAGAATACTTTGATCAAGAGCATAAAGTTGTTTTTGATCTTATTGTATCTTTTGTTAATCAACATAATAAGATACCTTCAGGCAAAGTACTCGATCTTGAACTAAAAAAGGTTAATGCACCTGAAGATGTGTTAAATAGAACACAAACATTGATTAATGAACTAAAAGAAAAATCAGATATTGATATTGATTACTTAATTAATGAATCAGAAAAGTGGTGTAAGGATAGAGCAGTTTATAATGCTATCATGGATTCAATTCAAATCATTGATGGCAAAGATTCAGAAAGAGGAGATGGAGCTATTCCTGAAATTTTGTCCAATGCTCTAGGTGTATCATTTGATCCTAACATTGGCCATGACTATATTGATAATTCAGATGACCGTTTTGAATTTTATAATACAGTCGAAACTAGAATTCCATTTGATTTGGATTATCTTAATAAAATTACAAAAGGTGGTTTACCAAATAAAACACTCAATATCGCAATGGCTGGTACTGGTGTAGGTAAATCATTATTTATGTGTCATTGCGCTGCAGCAAATCTTGAACTCGGTAAAAATGTATTGTATATTACAATGGAAATGGCTGAAGAAAGAATTGCTGAACGTATTGATGCTAACCTTATGGACCTACCAATACAACAATTAGAATCATTACCAAAAAATGTATTTGATTCTAAAATAGAAAAGATTGGTAAAGGGTCAATAGGTAAACTAATCGTTAAAGAATATCCTACAGGTGCAGCTCATACTGGTCACTTTA